TCAAAACCGCTCACTACGCCAGACAATCAACACCTTCCCCAACACCTGGAAATCCATCGTCTCATCGATATCAAACGAATCGTAGTCCGGGTTCTTTGACTTGGCGCGCATTACCGTGCCCGGGCCTTTGGGGATGCGTTGCAGGCGCTTGATGTAGCCGTGGTCGTTGACGCGGAAAAAATAGACTGCGTCGTGGTCGGCTTCGGTTACGCCGCAGTCGACCAGTAGCGGGTCGCCCGGGTTGAACATCGGCAACATCGAGTCGCCGAAGCCGGTGACGATGCACAGGTTCTTGAGGCCGGTGTGCTTGGGTACATTGCTGTTGACCCATTCTTCGTCGACGTTCCAGTTGCGGATGATGCCGGGCTGGCCGTCGAGCAGCAGCTTGCCGTGGCCCATGCTGCCGCGCACGTCGAACTGGGGGATCTCGATTTCGCCGGGCAGGGTGGCGGCGGCGAAGCCGGTGATCTCGATGTCGCTGCCTTCATCCATCCAGCCGCGCGGTTTCTTGATCGCGATCTCGATCTTGCGCGCCAGTTCGTCGCCCATGAGCGTGGGCGTCTTCCTGGTGCCGCGCGGGGTCATGTTCTTGATCTGGCTCAGGTAGACGGGGTTGCAGTCGGCCAGCTCGGCCAGCTTGGCCATGCTGCCGGCGATTTCCGCCGCCTTGAGCAGGCGCAGGCGCCTGATTTCGTCGTTGGTTTTCATGTTTTCAAATCTATAGCAATCTGCTATGCAAATAAATATGCAAAAGGCTATTGCATAAATATAGCCATTTGCTATACTTCGACCTATGGACTTGAAAACCTACCTTTCCGCAAAGCGGGGCCGGCAAGCGCAGCTTGCCAAGGCGGTGGGCGTGTTTGCGCCCGATGTATCGCGCTGGGCCGATGGCTCGCGCCCGATTCCGGAGAAATACGGCTGGCCGATCGAACTGGCCACCGGCGGGGCGGTCACGCGGCGGGAATTGTTTCCCAAGACCTGCGCGAACATCTGGCCCGACCTGGCTGAGGGCAGGGCGGTATCGGTAGCGGTGGCGGCTTTCAGGGACTTGATCACGGCGAACCATAAGGAGAACTAAATGAATGTTGCACAGAACAGGGCTGCCCAGGCGGGCTGGCCCGGCGCGCGGCTTGCCGCTACAAAACCAAGCAATCTGGCCACCGTCGCATGCAATCGCTGCGGTGCCCCCGAGGTGCGGGCGATCTTGAACCGCAGCGAATCGGTGTGCGGGCATTGCATCGATTCAATGGCGCAACTCGCTGCCCGCTCGCAGGCGGTGCTGCGCACCCTGGCTCTGGACATGACGCCCAGCATCGAATGCGTGGTCTGAACCATGAAAACCCTGACCCATGTTGCGGATCTGCCTGCAGCACCGACGCGGCAGGCGCATGGCCGGCCACAAGTGCAGTCGCGCTGGCAGTCGCTGATTGAGACGATGGTGCAAACCACGTTCGGCTTCATTACGAACTTCGCGGCCGGCTTCGTGATTTATCCCATGGTGGGCATGCCCATGCCGGCCGTGAGCAACCTGCTGGTGACGCTGCTGTTCACGCTGTTGAGTTTGAAGCGCGGGTATTGGCTGCGCCGCTTCTTCGTCTGGTATTGGGCGCGGGGGCGTGGGTGAGTGCACGCAAGAGCGGTACACCTCGGCAATGCACCGTGTGCAAGGCGAAGGAAGTTTTTCGCCCCGGCGCCCGCGTGTGCAGCCTGGAATGCGCGGCCGAATGGTCGAACCGCTTGCGCGCCCGGGAACGCAGCGAGGCACTGAAGCAGCAACGGTTGGTGGATCGTGTGCGGCGCGAGAAATTGAAACCGCAACACGCCTGGCTGCGTGAAGCGCAGAGCGCCTTCAATGCCTACCGCCGCGAACTCTGCCGCATTGCTGGTTACCGCTGCATCTGTTGCGGCCATGCGCTGGACTGGTCCGGCAACAAGGTCGACGCGGGGCATTACCGCAGCCGCGGTTCCGCGCCGCACCTGCGCTTTGTGGAAAACAACGTGTGGGCGCAGCGCAAGCAATGCAACCGCTGGGGCGCAGGGCGCGCGGTGGATTACCGCATCGGCTTGATTGCGCGCATTGGTGTGCAGGCGGTCGAGGCACTGGAAGCGGACCAGACGCCGCGCACCTGGTCGATTGAGGAATTGAAGGCTATCAAGCTGACCTACAAGAACAAATTGAAAGCATTGAGAACCGTTTAAAAAAGCCCATGGCGTTGTTGTCATGCCTCGCCGTACTTAAACGTACTGTCTTCGGCACTCCGCCTAGCCATGGGCTTTTTGAACCGGTTCCAAAAAACGTTGAGAGAGAGGAAAGAGGATGGTCGGCTGGCTGAAATTTGAAGCAAACACCCCGGAAAAACCGGAAGTGTTCGCCATCACCGCGGCGCTGGGCTGGGACGACCCCGACCTGACCGTGGGCAAGCTGCTCAAGATCTGGCGCTGGTTTGACCAGCACACGGTCGATGGTAACGCGCCCTGCGTTACCACGGCCCTGCTTGACCGCATCTGTGGCGTAAGCGGCTTTGCCCAGGCCATGGTGACGGTGGGCTGGCTGGTGGCCGATGCGGCTGGCTCGCACCTGCCGCACTTCCAGCGGCACAACGGCAAGACTGCGAAAGACCGCGCATTGACGGCGGAACGGGTGGCCAACTTCAAAAGCCGGGGGGAGCGCGGCAGGGAAAGCAACGCAGAAGGTAACGGGGCGACTCGTGCAGCGACCCAGATAGGCAATGACGCCGCGACTGGCGCCAACGCCTCTGCCAATTTTGCCGACGGCAAGACCGGTAGCACAGGGTCGAGCGAAACAGCTAACGCCCTCACCGTTACCCCGGCGTTACCTAGAGAAGAAAAGAAAAGAGAAGAAAAGAAGTCCCCCGCAAAAGCAGAGGGCGGCGCCACGCGCTTGCCGCAAGACTGGCAACCGGGAGAGCGCGAAATTGCCTTCTGCAAGGCAGAACGCCCTGATCTGGAACCGCTGGCCGTGGCCGTGCGTTTTGCCGACTACTGGATTGCGCAACCGGGCGCCAAGGGCCGCAAGCTCGATTGGCTGGCCACCTGGCGCAACTGGGTGAGGAATGAGCGCGGCGAACGTGGAGAACGCAGCGCTACAGGCACGCCGGCCGCCAAGGACAAATTCCAACTCGCCGGACTTGACCGTGCCGGCGACCACGCGGCCCAGGCGGAAAGCATGCGCCGCCATGGCATCGATTCCGGTACAGGAGGTGAACTGTGAGCGAGCAACCCGAAAAAGCCGCCAACCTGCTCGCCTTCATCCGCGCCAGGATGATGGAGCAAAGCGGCACCTGCGAGCAGCACGGCGACGCCACCGTGCTGGTGCGCACCGGCTCGAGCTGGCATTGCCCCACCTGCGTGGAACAGCAACAGGAAAGCGAAGGCCGCGAACACTGGCTTAAAACGCGCCTTGAAACCCTGCACGGCATCGCCAATTTTCCGGCCAAGCATAGCGGCAAGCGTTTCGTTGCGCATACCCAGGAACAGCGCGACTGCCGCGCCATGGCTGCCGCCTTCCGCGACTTCATCGTCGAACGCAAGCAATGGGCCGCGCTGATGCTGATCGGCGCCAACGGCACCGGCAAAAGCCTGATCGCCACCGAGCTGGGCGAAAGCTGCATCAACAAATTCTGCCGTTCGGTGCGCTACACCACGGCGCACGGCATGATCGCCGAAATCCAGGCCAGCTATGGCCGCGAAGGCAAGAGCGAAGAAGCCGAGATCGAACGCTTCGTGCAGTTCGACCTGTTGATCGTTGACGAGATCGACGCCAAGCGCGACACCGATGCGGCCAACCTGCTGCTGACCGAAGTTATCGGCCGGCGCTACAACGCGGAAAAGCCTGTCGTGGTCATCAGCAACCAACCGGTGGCCAGCCTGCCCAGATTCATCGGCGACCGTGTGTGCGACCGCCTGCGCGAAAACAATTTCACGTGTGCCTTCAACTGGCCCAGCTTCCGGGGCGCCGCATGAACCCTTTTACGAGCCCGCGTGCGTTCAATCTTTTGATCATCGCGCTGTTCATTTGCGCCGCCATCCGCTGGGCCTGTGCAGGCAACTGGTCGCAATTCTGGTACTGGCTGGCCGCCGCCGTATTGAACATTGCCGTGATGCCAAGGGATGGGTGAAGCGGCAACGTAGGCACAAATACGAATGACGAATTACCGGGGCCAACCGACCCCGGCTTGACGAGAAAGCGAGGAAACAAATGGATACCATACAAATTCCCGAAGCGGTGTTTGAATCAAGCGGCTACCGTGCGTTGAACTGGGCCGAGAAAGGTTTTTTGATCGACCTCTATCGCCAGCACTTCGATTGCCGCAGCTTCACCATCCCCACGGCCGAGCCCGAGTTTTACGGGCTCTCCGTCACCTGCAAGGGCACGATCTCGCGCCGTATCAGCGCGCTGATCGAAGGCGGCCTGCTGCGCCAGACCGGGCGCCTGCACAAGGACACGCGCGGCGCACCGCTGCGCATCTACGAATTCACCCACCGCGTGGAGGGCTGACATGGGCATCGTCGAAAGATATTGCCGCGCCACGCAATCGTCGAACCTGATGGACGATGCGCAACACCACAGCACCGAACCGCTGGCCGCCGTCGCCCTGTCCGACCTGGGCTTCAACGGTATCGGCAACCTGCTGTTCCGCGTGAAATACGCCAACGACGCCACCAGCTACCGCCGCCTGGCCGCGCGCTGGGAAGCCATTGTGCAAGCCAAGTCGCAACACCGCAAATGGCCTAGTCACGTGCCGCCCAAAAAAGTGGCAGAACTGGCGCTGGCGCATTTCCTCAATGACGTGTGCCCGGGCTGTTCCGGCAAGGGCCACCTGCCGCTGGCGGGCGCACCCATCCTGTCTGACGACCCTTGCCCGGCATGCGACGGGCGCGGTACGCTGGAGGTGGATTGCGAGCGGCGGCTGGAGGATTATGTGAAGGATATGGTGGAGTCGTTGAACGAGATGGTGCGGCATGCGGGGGCGCTGGCTATGCGGAAGCTGGCTGGGGATTTGGAGGGGTAGGATGTTGTTTGGGGCTAAAGCCCTTGCAAAATAAGGGAAATGCTACAATTCTTGCTTCGCAAAATTTCCAAAAAGAAATATGCTCAGCCAAGTGATGGCGACCCGTTTTATCAGGCGCATGAGCAATGGTAGAACCCTGCCTTGCTTGATTGAATGCGAGAACGACCTTGGGGAAAAGATCGAGGTCGTTGTTAAGTATTCGGGCAATTTGTACGAAAAAGAAAAGAGCCTGGCGTTTGAAGCAATTGCCGCCATGCTTGCAGCGGATCTTGGTTTGCCGATTCCGGAGCCCTTTTTGGTTGAACTGGATGACGCATTCATTGCGCTGGTGCCTGATGCTGAGGTCAGGTTGGCAATGCAAAAAAGTTGTAGACTGGGTTTTGGGTCGCGCTTGGTAACGGGTTATGCAGTTTGGCCGAATGGCCAAACGGTGCCGCGTCGCAATGTGACGGTTGCCGCGGAGATTGCAATTTTCGACAAGATCATCGAAAACGGCGACAGGCGCCCGGAGAATCCGAATTGCCAGTTTCGTGCTGACGACTTCCTGATTTTCGATCATGAACTTGCTTTCACGCGAGCATTGTTCTGGGTCGAACCTTGGAAAGATGGTGGGTTCGATGCGCTGGCGAAACGTGGCGATCATATTTTTGCCCGGCCGTATTGTGAAACGGGGTTGAACGATCTGTCTCATTTCCTTTCCAAATGGGAAGGATTGGATGCAAGTCGCTTTCAGCAATACAAAACGGCTCTTCCGCCGGCGTGGCTGCAAAAGCCCGATGATGTGGAACACATTGACAGGATCATGTCATACTTGGTGCAAGTAAGATCAAACATCCAGGTCATTGCAGAAAATGCCTTGAAGGTTTTGAGATGAAAAAACGCGTTGCCTATTCCTATGCCATCCTCCGCTACGTCCATGACACGGCGACGTCGGAGTTCGCCAATGTTGGCGTGGCAGTGTATTGTGCCGACGAGCGGTTTTTTGACGTCTCCTGCCGTTCGACGATTGGACGCATCTCGGAAATGTTTCCGGGGATTGATGCGGGTGCATTCCGGTCGCTGATGCGCCATATTTCGAATCGCTTCAAGGCTGTTGGGGAAGTGATTGCGCCGCAGCTCGCACTGGAAGACCAGCAGCATGACCTGGAAGGGATTTTGCGCTCCGTGCTTCCCAAAGACGATAGTGCTTTGGTCTGGTCACCAATTTCCGCCGGACTTACGGTTGACCCAAAAAAGACATTGGATGATCTGTTTGCCCGTTATGTGACCAAGTACGATCACAAATCGACGCCGCACAAACGCACCGATGAAGACATTTGGAAAGACTTCAATCGCGGCCTGGAAAATCGGCATATCGCTGATTTCTTTGGCGAGAAAGTCATCGCGGGTGAGGACGATGAAGTGACCTTCAAGTCTGCCTGGAAGAATGGCAAATGGCATTGTGTCGAACCGATTTCATTTGACTTGAGCGCCGCTGAAACGATTCGCGAAAAAGCACATCGCTTCCTTGGGCAAATTGCGAGCGTGACAGAAGCGGGTGCACAGAACTTCAAGGTTTATCTGCTGATCGGAAAATCTTCCGACGCCAAACTGGGGCCTGCAGTGGAAAAGGCAGTTGGCATTCTGCGCAAACTTCCTGTCGAGAAGGAGGTTTTCATGGAGGACCAAAAGGATGCATTGTTGGATTGTCTTGAAAAGCAAATTCAGGAGCACCAGTTGCTGTAGACAGACGTAACATCACTATCCTGTGTGAAAGCCCTTTGATTTTTCGAAGGGCTTTTTTATTCATGGGATCGATGACGTATTCGGTAAGCAATCGAAGAATCTAGTCAAGCGGCTAGCGAATTGGCACAAACGGAGCCAATGCAAATATTATGTTCAGAGAAAAAATTATGGCATCACACCAGCAAAATTCACTGCTATTATGATTCCCATGCCAGCTCATCGTCATACGACTTTCGGCGGCATAATTCGGGCGCAAGCGGGGCAACGTCTTACCTTGAGACGGCAATTTGATGCCTTCGCTCGCGCCGACTTCTTGATCGTGTTGACGCCTCCTGCGCAACGGCCGCTCCAGTTTCCATGAAAAAGCCTCCGCTGAAAAGCGTGAACACTGTCGCTTTTTCCCGGAGGCGCCATGGCCGCACATCCTACCAAGCAGCAGGGGCATGACTGGCTGGCTTCGCGCCAGCGCCGCCCCAGGCCGCTGCCCGACATCAAGACGATCCGCTGTGAACTGGGGATGGATTTGATTGAAGCGCAGCAGGATGCGGCAGAGCGCGCCGCTTTGCACAGTGATGCGGGCCTTTCCGAATTTTGCTGGAACCGGTTTCAAAATGAACCGGTTCCTGATTGATTGTTTCCTCCTCGAACGTGATCGAGGTTCTTTGCCGGCTTGCCTTTCGGGCTCGCCGGCTTTTCTTTTTTGAGGTTGCATATGGCTGACGATGGCTACAACTCCAAGGTTCCGGTTCCGGCATCCAAGCCTGGCCTGGGCCGCGACATTCCCAAGGACAGCGGCAAGGGCATCGGCCCGGCCGGCTCGCCCGTGAAGACGGTGCCCGATAGCGGCATCACTGCCAAGGACCGGCCTTTTGGTTCGGGTGGCAATGGCGTGATTGACGGGAAGGTGTGATGGATAAGGTCAGCATGGCGGTGGACGCCGCCGCACCCGACCAGACGCCCGGCAAGGTGATGGCCCAGATCACGTTCTATGAAAACGAGAACGGCACGATGGGCATTGAACCCTTGCACGTCGGCGAGTTCGACCCGAACAACCAGTGTCACCGGTTGATGGGCATTCTGTGCGACATGTTGCCGCAGATTGTGCAGCCGGCTGATGCGGCGTCTGCAGCACTTGCTGATGCTACCCACGAATCCATGGAGACCGTGCAATGAGCTTATCGAACATGGGCCCGGCCAGTGCGGGCGGTGCTGCAAACCCTTCTTCAGGCCCTTCCACGGGTGGCCAGGGTTCGGGCGGCGCGGATGGCCAAGATAACGGCCAGGACAGCGGCCAGGACAGCGGCCAGGACGGCGGCTTTGCCATCATTCTGGCTTTTCAGCAGGACGGCTCGATCCAGGTGATGTCGCAAGGCGGTGACGGTGGCAGCGGCGGTGGCGATGGTTCGCAAGGCGGCCAGGACCAGCCGCAGGTGGTGGACAACCTGCAGGATGCCATGCAAGCTGTGGAGCAACTGGCGCAGGCCAATGGCTATGGTGACGACTCCGGCGGTGGCATGGGTGCTGGTGGTGCCTATGGTGCATCTGGCGGCAGCGATGGCATGGACGGCAATGCCGAACTGGCACCCGACGATGCGCAGTCGGCCTGGAACCAGATGGCGGCGCAGTCGGACAAACGCCGCCGGCGCGCGCTGTGATGAGCGCGGCCCTCGCCCGGCTGCGCTCTGCCTGATACTTATTCGTTACCACGATGCGACAAGAATCGGAACACAACTACGCCATCAATACCGTGGGCCAGAAGATCGGCATCGGCGCGGTGCCGGGCGTTGGCCCCTTGCTGGGCGTGCGTTTCGTTGAACGCAGCGTGGGCGACAAGCTGGTGCAGGTGCCGCATTTGACGAAGGCCGATGCGGACGGCGACCCGGTGGAATGGGTGGGCTCGGTGCGCGGCTGGGTGAGGGTGTGAGGGGTTGGATTCCGGGGATGCGGTAAAACCAAAGCGCAAGGCCAGGCCGCGTGCTGTTGTGCCGGCTTTGCCTGCGCTGGTTGAAATTCCGGTGGTGCCTGAAGTCCCTGCAGTGCCGCAGACGCAGGAAGCACCAGCCGATGCAGGTGCGCCGGCAAAGCGCTCCAGGCGCACTTCGGCGAAACAGCAAGAGCTGGACCTGATCGCCGCCTGCAGGGAAAAGTCTGCAGCGGCGCTGGAAGTGATGGCCGCGCTGATGGTGACCGGCGAAAACGAGCGCACCCGCCTGACCGCCGCGCAATTCATCTTGGAACGTGCCTATGGCAAGGCGGTGCAGCAGGTTGATGGCGACCTTGACGTGGCCATGCAGATATCGCGTATCGAACGGGTGATCCTGAAACCATGACGGCCTTGCAGATCATGACCGCGCCGGTATTCGAGCCCTTGCTCGGTGCGGCGCGCTACAAGGGCGCGCGCGGCGGGCGCGGGTCGGGCAAGTCGTGGTTCTTTGCCGAACTGATGATCGAGCATCACCTGGTGGGCAAGACCGATTCGGTGTGCCTGCGCGAAGTGCAGAAGTCGCTGCGCTATTCGGCGCACAAGCTCTTGAGCGAAACCATTTCGCGCATGAACGCGGGCTATTATTTTGAAGTGCAGGACAAGGTGATCAAGGCCAGAAATGGCGGCATCATCATCTTCAACGGCATGCAGGACCACACGGCCGACTCGATCAAGTCGCTCGAAGGTTTCGACCGCGCCTGGTTCGAAGAAGCACAGACCTGCACGCAAAAGAGCCTGGACCTGTTGCGCCCGACCTTGCGCCGCGCGGGGTCGGAGTTGTGGTTCAGCTGGAACCCGTTCAAGGAAGACGACCCGGTGGAGCTGCTTCTGTGCAGCGCGAATGCGCCGGCCGACCGCATCGTGGTCACGGCCAACATCGACGACAACCCCTGGCCCAGCGCAGAACTGCTGGCCGAACGCGAAAGCGACCGCCGCCTGCACGAACCCGACAAGTTCGCCAATATCTGGGAAGGCGCCTACCTGCGTAATTCCGAAGGCGATTATTACAAGCACCAGATGGCGGCGGTGCGCGCCGAGAAACGCATCTGCCGCATCCCGCGTCTGGACCTGCCGGCCAATTCATTCTGGGACATCGGCAATTCCGACGGCTGCGCGGTGTGGATTCATCAAACCGTGGGCATGGAAGACCGCTTCATCGGCTATTACGAAGACCACGGCCAGACGCTGGGCCATTACGTGCGTCAACTGAAGGCCCTGCCGCTGAACTGGAACAAGCACTTCCTGCCGCACGACGCGGCGCATAAGCGCCTGAGCGACACCAACAAGTCGACCGAGCAGATGTTGAACGACCTGGGCCTGGCCAACACGGTGATCGTGCCGGTGATATCAGACCTCAACCGCGGCATCCAGATGACGCGCAATCATTTTCCGAGTGCGTACTTCGACGAGGAAGCCTGCCGCGACGGGATCAAGCGGCTGGAGAATTATCGCAAGAAGTTCAGCAATACGGAGAACCGCTGGATTGATGAGCCTAACAAGGCCAATGGCTGCTCCGAGGCGGCGGATGCGTTTCGGCAGTGGGCGCAGGCGAAGGAGGGGGGATTGATTACGATGGCGGGGGCGACGCGGTTTGTGCGGCCGCGGGTGCCGGTTATGGATGTTATGGATTCGGAGGTGAATTGGTAGGGGGGGGTTGCGATTTTGCTCGCTGGGCATTTCGTTGCCTTTTCTGTTGCTTCGTCAGCGATTGCTTTTATGGGTAGGAAAAGCGTAGCGTGCGACGCCCGGCGCTTCTGACGTATGAGCTTCCGACGCGATACCGTCCAATCGCTTCGCGTTGATCTGAGCCGAGGCACAACCTCCCTGGCCGGGGGCGGCCCGGCAGCCGCTCACTTTTTTTGCTTCGCGCCTGGCCAGCCGCCCAAAAGTAAGCAAAAAAAGGCGACCGCGCAACGCCGCCCCTTCGGGGTTCCCAAAAAGTCGAGGGCTAAAACGGGAAGGACAGGAAACTCGCCTTCGGCTCAGACAACCTGTCCTTCTTATCCGTTTTAGCCCTCGACTTTTTGGCGTCGTCACAGCGGAAACTGCGTCCGGCGCGGCCATATCTTGTCTTGCCTGACTCATAGTCGGTTCGACCAACGCGAATCATTTTGTCTGGCGCCCAAACAGAGTCAGATCGCAATCAGGCTCTCCTTACCTGCGCTGCCCGCACGTCCTGCTCGCTGGAGAGGGGAATATGATTTTTGCCATCCGATGCGAACTAATAAATGGAATGAGGCAGTGTTCGGTCGCGCCGGACGCAGTTTCCGCTGTGACTTCGGTCTTTTTGGGTACCCCTCGAAGAGGGGCGGCGTTGCGCGGTCGCCTTTTTTTGCTTACTTTTGGGCGGCCGGCCAGGCGCGAAGCAAAAAAAGTGAGCGGCTGCCGGGCCGCCCCCGGCGTGGGAGGTTGTGCCTCGGTTTAGATCAACGCGAAGCGATTGGACGGTAAAGCTTCTGTCCCTCATGTGTCGGAGTCGCATACGTCGTAGTGGCATACGTCGGAATGCGCTTCGCTTTTCCGACCTACAAAAGCAATTCATGAACGGGCCGAGCCAGAGCGCTCCCTCTCCCCCGACCCCTCTCCCGCTTGCGGGAGAGGGGAGTTAAATGCTACCGCGCTGACGCCATCGATAACGATCACCGCGTTAGCAAAGGCAATACTCAACGCGTTAGCAAAGCTAGCACCCACCGCGTTAGCAAAGCCAACACCCAAAGCAACAAAACACAACCCCCAAAGCAACAAAACCCAACCCCCAAAGCAACAAAACCCAACCCCGCAACCAACCCAGGCCCCGCGGCCCAAGCGGCAACCAACCCAACCCAGCATGCCGGTGCGGCAACACCGCACTGTTTTCACCCTCGATAGAAAAGGATCAGAAAATGGCACTCAACGCCCAAGGCCTCGCAGTCAAAACCCACTACAAAATCCAGGCCGTCGTAGACCAGGCCGGCAACATCGTCGGCCTGATCGGCCCCAACGAAAAAGTCTCCTACACCGCCAGCGACGGCGCGGGTTCTTCTTCCACCATCGTGCCCGGTTCCGGCACACTGGCCCTGGCTGTGAGCGCCGCCGGCGTGAGCCCAGGCAGCACCGCCAACGACAACGTGCTGGCCGTGATGACGATTCCGGCCAATGCGTTCGACGGCCAGTCTTTCCCGGTTGCCACCAACCGTGAAGCTTCCATCCTGGCGGCGGGCTCGTTCGGCGCCACGGCCAACAACAAGACGTTGAAGATCATCGTCAACCCGACCACGGCTGTGGTGGGCCAGGCGGTGACGGGTGGCACCACCATTGCCAGCACCGGCGTGGTGGCGACCAATGGCGGTGGCTGGCAATTGCAGGCCAGCATCGTCAAATATGGCAATGCGGGTTCGAACACGCAGCTCGCGGTGCACTATGGCGCGCAATGCGGCGCGGCGGTGCAGGCCTTGACGGCGCCCACCGCGCTGACCTTGCCGGAGAACGCGGTCGTCACGATCGCCATTACGGGCAATGCTGCTACGGCCACGTCGGACATTGTGTTCAACTTCGCCAACATTGAATGGAATAACTGATGAGCGACACCGTCTTTCCGCGCATGTCCTCGATCTGGGAGCAGGGGACCTTGAACGGCGCGAGCTTCCAGAAGGCGATGTCGGGCGCACCTTGCCCTTGCACGGTGAGCCTGGATAGCACCAACGGCAGCCGTGCCATCCAGGTGTCGACCGATGGCGGCATCAACTTTTTCACGCCGGTGTATAGCGTGAATATTCCTTCCATGCTGAATGTGACCATCGCCGCGCCGGTGACGACCGTGTTGTTCACGGGCCAGGCTGGCGACACCTGGACGGTGGTCTGATGTTTGCGGCCAAACCCGTTTTGCAAAGCTGTAACTACTGACCCATGAGCGACGCTTATACCCTGGCCGGCGCAGACGATAGCGGCGAGCCCGATGGCAGCAACCCGCAGGTTGCAGAAGAGATGAATGCCATCGATGAAGACCGGCTGCAATTGCTGGGCACGACCCTGGCGCGCCGGCGCGACGAATGGGTGGCGGCCAGGCGCAATTCGCGCGTGGAAAAACGCTGGCTGCTGGACCTGGACCAGTACAACGGGCGCGACGATGCGGCCAAGGAAGCAGCGTCGATGATGGATAGCGTGGAAGCGGGCTTTCCCGTGACCAATCGCGAAGCGAAGCCGCAGCGTTCGCGCGTGTTCGTCAACATCACACGGCCCAAGACCAATGCGGCCGAGGCGCGGCTGGCCAACATGGTCTTGCCCAGCGATGACCGGAACTGGGGCTTCAAGCCGACACCAGACCCGGTGTTGACGGCGGCGGCTTTGCAGCAGGTGCGGCAGAATGCGGCGCAGGCGCAAGCCCAGGCGCAGCCTGCGCAGCAGGGGCAGCCAGGGCAGCCTCAGGCGCAGCAGCAACAACAGCCGCAACAGCAGCAGCCGCAGCAGCCGCAGCAGCCGCAGCAAGCCCAGGCACCGCAGCCGGGGCAGGTCGCTCCGGCTGCGCCACCAGGTGCGCCGCAGATGCCGGCGCAAGCCCAAGGCGCCGTGCCGGGCCTGGCGCAGGCCGTGCTGGGCGTCTATCCGTCGCCGGACCTGACCCAGCAACTGGAGATGGCCACCAAGTGCGCCCAGGCCATGGAAGACGAGATCGACGACCTGATGATCCAGTGCGACTTCAACGGCGAAGAGCGCAAGATGCTGCATGACTGCGCCGTGCTGGGCACGGGTGTGCTCAAAGGGCCCATCGTGGTCAACCGCATGCGCAAGGCTTACCGCAGGATTCCCAACACCACGGTGTGGGAATTGCAGATGGAAGAGGAAAAGACCCCGGCCAGTGAACGTGTGGACCCGTGGGATGTGTTCCCCGACCCCGGCTGCGGCGAAGACATCCATGCCGGCATCGGCATTTTCGAAAAGAAGCAACAGACCGCGCGCCAGTTGCGCGAACTGACCAAGCAGCCGGGCTACCTCAAGGCGCAGATCAGCCATGTGCTTGAAGAAGGGCCGGCCGAGGCGGAAGACGTGTCGCAGCGCGACGTGGAAAAAAGCCGCCAGGGTTCGCGCAGCGGCAGCAGTGCCGACCATTTCCAGCTCTGGGAATACTGGGGCGAATTCACCCCGGAAGACTTGCGCGCCTGCGGCGTGAACGTGCCCGATGGCGCCACCGAATCGATTTCGGGCTGCGTGATCCTGGTGAACTCCACCGTGATCAAGGGCTTCCTCAACCCGATCGAAACCGGTGACATTCCGTACGACTTCATGGTCTGGGAAAAGGTGGACGGCGAATGCTGGGGCTATGGCATGCCTTACCTGATGCGTTCGCCGCAAAAGGTGCTCAACGCCGCCTGGCGCCAGTTGATGGATAACGCCGGCCTCTCGGTCGGCCCGCAGATCGTGATCGACCCGAGCGGGATCGAACCGGCCGACAACCAGTGGATGATCCAGGGCCGCAAGATCTGGCTCAAGAAAGACCCCGCCATCGACATCCGCAATGTGTTCGCCACTTTCGAAGTGGAGTCCTATGCGGCGGAGCTGCAATCGATCATCAAGCTGGCACAGGAATTCGCCGACAACGATTCCAGCACGCCACAACTGGCCCAGGGCGAACGCGGCACCGCGCCAGACACGGTGGGCGGCATGACGCTGCTGATGAATTCATCGAACGTGGTGCTGGGCCGCATGGTGAAGCAGTTCGACGACATGGTAACCAGGCCGCACCTGCGCCGCTACTACGACTGGTACATGGCCTATGGCCAAAAGGACGAATGCAAGGGCGATTTCCAGGTAGACGCCCGCGGTACTTCGGTGCTGCTGGTGCGCGACGTGGCCAGCCAGGCGCTCTTGAATGTGGCCCAATATTCCGCCAACCCGGAAATTGCCAAGTTGGTGAATTGGACCGAATATTTCAAGGCTATCTTGAAGACGCAGCACATTGACCCGACCGACATCATGAAGACTGATGCCGAGATCGCCCAGGCGGCGCAGCAGCAGGCGGCACCGTCGGACGCGCAGGTGAGGGCGCAGGCGCAGTTGCAGGTGGCGCAGATTGGCGCGGCTGCGGCGCAGCAGAATGCGGCTGCGGCTGCTGCTCGTGCTCAGCAGATTGAGGCATCGAAGAGCCAGCGTGAGCAGGCGGCTGTGCAGGCTAAGAATGAGGGTGAGGCTATGCGGTTGGCGATGACGCAGGATCATGAGGCAAGGGAGAATCAGCGGGATCGGATGCATGATTCTTTGTTGGCCGCTCATGATGCGATGAGTTCGCATTTGGAGAATAGTGCGGATAGGGTTGGCCTGGCCGGCCAGGGGCAGTTGCCGGGGGTGGGTTCGGCGCAGCCGCAGGGGACGGGTACTGGTTCGTAGGCCGGACAGGCCGTGACGAATTGCCACCCGGTAGGCGCACCTTCTTTGCTTCGCTGACGATTGATTTTGTAGGTCGGAAAAGCGAAGCGCCTTCCGACGTATGCGACTCCGACGCATAAGCGATACCCTCCAATCGCTTCGCGTTGATCCGAGCCGAGGCACAACCTCCCTAGCCGGGGGCGGCCCGGCAGCCGCTCACTTTTTTTGCTTCGCCAAAAAAAGTAAGCAAAAAAAGGCGACCGCGCAACGCCGCCCCTTCGGGGTCCCCAAAAAGCCAGGTACCAAAACGGGAAGGCCCGGAAACTCGCCTGCGGCTCAGACAGCCGGTCCTTCTTTATCCGTTTTGGTACCTGACTTTTTGGCGTCGTCACAGCGGAAACTGCGTCCGGCGCTACCGCATTCTGTCTCATCGAAGGTGGGTTCGTAGGTCGAATGAGGTCCAACGGAGCGCTGCCCAAGGTTTGTGCCGTATGCGTTTGATTGATTGACGATCGATGTCCGTTTCGAACTTCTTATGGAAAAAATAGAAATTAGCGAGCCAATGATTTCGGCGGCTTTCCAAGTATTTCGTGAATCCGGCGTCTCAGAATCGGTATCGTCGTGCGATCGCTTGGTTGTCCGGGAAATGCTGCAGGCTGCTGTGGCTGTCCTACTAGCTTCCTGTAAAAATTCATTATCTGAAGATTGAGATTTTGAAACTCCTTTGAGATGTTAACTACGCCAACTAGACCAAGTGCATCGCCGGGATAAATTCGCTTTCCATCTTTTTTGTGCCCAGCATCTTTATTGGGCTCCGGTCTTGGCATTAGTACAAACCTTCTGCCCGCATCGTTTGCTTCCCAATGATTTCTTCTCCAGTGAGCCAATTGGTTTCGCTTTGTTTGCAAACGCTTAATGTCTTTTTCAAGAATGTCCCAGTCACTTAATAGAGTTTCTTCCTTGATGTGCGATTTAAGCAAAGTGCTGATGAATTGCCGTTTAGACGAAAAATTTTCAATCGCGTAGTACGCATAGAAAAGCTTGCTAGCGTCCTTTGGTGAGAAACAAGCCAAACCTAGGTTATACAAAGAAAATTCGATCTCGGCCCACCAGCTTGTGGCTAAGCCAAGGTGCATGAAGAAGAGGACATATTCTTCGTTGTTATTCATATCTTCTTCAACCTCATTGTTGTTTTCGCGGGCCATTTTTACGGAAGCCTGCTCATAACATCATTTAGATGAATGAAATTGAAGGACGCTTTTTGCTCGCAATCCTTTTTTCCGCATTGATAGGGCGATGTTCGATCTGCGTTGTACATTGCACTTCGACATTTGGGACAGTATGGCGTTAGGTTATAAGCCCCATCTTTGTTTTTCTTGAAGAGTGCTCCGGCCTCTTCTACAAATTTCTCATTTTTATATTTAAGTACGCACAATGTCGCAAGGGCAATGCATATGGCAAGGAGCGTGGCTAGGATTCGTAATTGCCATAATGGTGGGATTGTTTGTGTCCACATTGTGTCGAGACGATCTTCCCATATTAGCAAGGTTGATAGCGTTGCTGGTGCCGTTAGCAGGGCTATTATTTCCTTTTTGTGTTCTTTTGTCGTTTCCCATATAGCGGCTATACCCATGCGACACTCCTAATAAGTGATTGCTTTGTACGTGCTTCGAATTAATGAGCGACGTTGTTCATTATAAGCGCTGATTCCGCTTGTTGAGTCACCCTGACGCGACAAGATGCGACGGTGCCGGATGCAGTTTCCGCTGTGACGACGCCAAAAAGTCAGGTACCAAAACGGATAAAGAAGGACCGGCTGTCTGAGCCGAAGGCGAGTTTCCGGGCCTTCCCGTTTTGGTACCTGACTTTTTGGGGACCCCCGAAGGGGGCGGCGTTGCGCGGTCGCCTTTTTTTGCTTACTTTTTTTGGCGAAGCAAAAAAAGTGAGCGGCTGCCGGGCCGCCCCCGGCTAGGGAGGTTGTGCCTTGGCTCAGATTACCGCGTAGCGATTGGACGGTATCGCTTCTGTCGCTTATGCGTCGGAGTCGCATGCGTCGGAAGGCGCTTCGCTTTTCCGACCTACAAAAGCAACCCTGGAACGGGCCGAGCCAGAGCGCTCCCTCTCCCCCGGCCCCTCTCCCGCAAACGGGAGAGGGGAGTGTCGAGCAGAGTGCTCCTCTGCGAACGGAGCCAGATCGCAACCTCCCTCATCCCCGACCTGCGTGGCCCGCCCATCCCGCCCGCGGGAGAGGGGAGTATCGGCGCGGCCCACTCAGGCTGCAAATCCAGCTCACCACGTAATCAGGAGAGGGAAGCAACCCAGCGCCCCAGCTTGGCGCCAGAAAGCACAAAACCCTATGCTCGACTTCACCTCCCAAACCTGGCAACAAATAACCACAAAGCTAACCGAACTCCGCGCCAACGACGCGGCAAGGTTGGAAGCCAAAGACCTCCCCCAGGAGGAAACCCAATTCCTGCGCGGCAAAATCGCCGCCTACAAAGAATTGCTCGCGCTGCCGAAACTCTCGGCGGCCCGTTCAACCAAGGACAGGCCGGAATAGTCCCACTTGTCAAGAATAGTCATCACACGATGACACAAACTGTCTGTGAGGTTTTATGACTGAGGAAGTGATCCCCGGATTGAGCGAAGCCGAGCTGCAAGCCCAATGGAACGAAGTAGCGGCGGAGGAAAAAGGCGCGCCGCGACCCACTGAAAAGCCGGTCGCTGCCGACAAGCCCCCCGAAGCTGCCGACCACCTGAAGGAGCTCAGCGAACGCCTGGCGAAGATCGAGGGTAGCCACAATACGCTGGCGGGTCATATCGGCGGCTTGAAGCGAAGCGAGGCGGAGATGCGGCAATTGCTGGCCGCTGCGAATGCAGCCACCAGGAAAGTTGACCATGCACCGACGCAAGCCCAGGTTCAACGTGCCGTGGCCGACCCGGCAGAGTGGGCCGAATTGAAACGGCGCCATCCCGACTGGGCTCTTGCCACGGAAAAGGGCATGGATGCGCGGATCGCGGCGCGGCTGGCGGAACAGGGCTCGCATTTTGACCAGGGCGCGATTGACCGGATGGTGGCGCAGCGCGTGGCGGGTGAAACCGCGGCGGTGCGCAACGAGATGATCGATACGCACCTCGATGCGATTGTGGGCAGCGGCGATTGGCGCCGCGACATCAATTCGCCGGCGTTCGATGCGTGGATACGGGCCCAGAAGCCCGAGGTTCAGGCCTTGGCCGATTCGGCGAAGATGACCGATGCGGCGAAGATGCTGCGCCTGTTCGAACAATCACGTGCTCACACGAGACAAGCCGACAGTTTGACGCAGAAAAGACAGCAAACGCTTGACTCCGCTTCTTTCACGCCCGGGCGCGGCGCCAGGAGTGCCAAGCCGGTTTCGGTGGACGACATGACGCCGGAACAGCTTTGGCATTACGAGGCGCAACAGCGGGAGCGTAAAAAGCGTGGGAGCTAAAAGATCAATCAAACTTATGAGGTAAATCGATATGGCAATGCAAGGCTATACCACCATCGCGTCACGGAACCTGATCCGTGCCGCGCAGGGCATGTTGGAACATGCCCAACCGATCATTGTGCTGGGCGACTTTGGCGAACAGCGCCAGATGCCGAAGAACAATACCGATACCATCGTGTTCCGCCGCACGCTGCCGTTCGGCGCGTCGCAGTCGGGCTCGGGCATCGGCAGCCAGCAATACGTGGGCACGCCGCAGATCACGGCGAATAATTTCGTGCTGTCTGAAGGCACCACGCCCAACAGCAATACGATTTCGTTCCAGGACGTGTCGGTGACGCTGCAAAACTATGGCGTGCTGTTCAAGCTGACCAGCAAGACGGCGATCACGTATGAAGACGACGTGACCGACGAGATGGTGAAGCTGACCGGCGAGACCATGGGGGAAGTGCTGGAACTGGTGCGCTATGGCGTGTGCAAGGCCGGCAGCCAGGTGGTGTATGCCAATGGTGCGAGCCGCGCATCGGTGAATTCGCCGATTTCGATCGGCAAGCTGCGCCTGGCTTCACGCATTTTGGAGTCGAACCGCGCCAAGCGCATCACGGAAAAGCTCTCGCCCTCGGTGAATTTTGCCACCATGGCGATCCAGCCGGCTTACCTGGTGTTCCATCACACCGACGGCACGGCCGACGTGCGCAACCTGCCCGACTTTACCAAGGTCGAGCAATACGGCCAGGCCAAGCCGGTGCATCCGCGCGAAGTGGGCGCCTGTGAAGAGTTCCGCTTCATTCCGTCGCCGCTGTTCGCACCCTTTACGGCAGCGGGCTCGTCCACGTTGAATGGCATGGTGTCGGTGGGCGGTGCCAACGTGGACGTCTACCCCTATATCGTGGTGGCGGCTTCGGCCTGGGGCCAGGTGGCACTGAAGGGCATGAGTGCGATCCGCCCGACGGTGCTGAAGCCGGACACGATCAGCCACGCCAACCCGCTGGGCATGTTCGGTTACGTCGGCGCGTCGACCTGGTTCAATGCTGTGCGCATCAACGATGCCTGGATGGTGCGCATCGAGTGCGGCGTGACCTCTTACTAAGCAAAGGATTCAACCATGAGCTATGACTTTCAAGCAGCCAACCAGGTGTTCTCGCGCGCCGGCGGCGCGACGGCCAACCTGAGCGGCACCACGGGCGCCGCCAAGACATATACCACGCAGAACCTGACGTATTCGGTCAACGGCAAGCTGTATTACGCAGCAGGCGCGGCGGGTGCTGTCACGCCGGTAACGGACGCGGTAACGCAGGCGGGCTTCAAGCCGCTGGCCGTGGGCCAGGGTTGCGTGTACGTGTGGACGGTGAATGCGGCCGGCACGGTGGGCCTGGTGCAAGGCCCGCTGCCACCGTCGCTGCCCTCGGGGGCGATTGGCAAGAATCTGGATTCAAGCGGCAACTTTACGGCGCCACCGCAATTCCCGATCTTGCCCGATACCTTGACGGCATTTGCCTATTCGGTGGTGGCAGTGGGTGCGAACTACGCCGGCACAGGTTTCATTCCGGGGTCTTCGGACAACTGGAATGCGACGGGCTTGACCACGACGGCGCAGGATGTATCGACCTTGCCGCAGCAGCCGCAGACAGCGTAAGCAGGTGAAGTGATTTGGGGGAGCTTTGGCTCCCCTTTTTTTGAACTCGTCGCGCCGAAAAATTTTAAATTTGTCGCAACCAAAGAAACGGCGGATAACGCTTCGCTCATCCGCCCTACGATTTACGCAATGGCTCGCAAGACAAGATGCAGTTGCGCCGGACGCAGTTTCCGCTGTGACGACGCCAAAAAGTCGAGGGCTAAAACGGATAAGAAGGACAGGTTGTTTGAGCCGAAGGCGAGTTTCCTGTCCTTCCCGTTTTAGCCCTCGGCTTTTTGGGAACCCCGCAGGGGCGGCGTTGCGCGGCCGCCTTTTTTTGCTTACTTTTTTTGGCGGAGCAAAAAAAGTGAGCGGCTGCCGGGCCGCCCCCGGCGTGGGAGGCTATGCCTCGGTTCAGATTAACGCGTAGCGATTGGACGGTATCGTTTCTGAAGCTCATGCGTTGAATCGCATTCGTCGGAAGCGCCGGGCGTCGCACGCTTCGCTTTTCCGACCTACAAAAGCAATGCAAGAACGGGCCGAGCCAGAGCGCTCCCTCTCCCCCGGCCCCTCTCCCGCCCGCGGGAGAGGGGGGAGTGTCGGTGCGGCTTGCGGAGCCAGGGCGCTCCCTCTCCCCCAGCCGCTCTCCCGCAAGCGGGAGAGGGGAGTGTTGAGCAGAGCGCTCCTACGCGAACGGAGTCAGGTCGCAACCTCCCTCACCCCCGCCCCTCTCCCGCCTGCGGGAGAGGGGAGTGTTGGCTCAGCCTAACGAGCCAAAGGGCTCCCTCTCCCCCAGGCCTGCGCGGCCCGCCCATCCCGCAAGCGGGAGAGGGGAGTTGATGGAAACCGAACCCTCACCCATTACCAGGAAAACCCCATGACCCGCAACACTCCACCCAACCCACCAAAGCTCGCCAAAGACGCCCAACAAGGCGACATCGTAGTAGGCGGCATCGTAGTAGACCAAGGCCAATCCATCGAGCCGGTCCTGGGCCCGGAGGGCCTGAGCAAAATCGCCGCCGAGGAAGCCTTCATGAACGAAATCCTCGAAATCGAAATCCAGGAAACCGCCGACGAAAATGCCGCCCCCAACGGCTGCCTGACCGTCAACGGCATCTTCCAGCCCTGGGTGCGCGGCGTACCCATCCGCATGCGCCGCATGTTCGTCGAAGTCCTGGCGCGCAACAAGGAAACCAAGTACACCCCGCAGGAACCAAGCTTCCAGAATCCCATGGCCACCAACACGCCGGTCGGCAAGACCGGTTTCGTGCTGCCGTTCGCGGTGCTGGAAGACCCGAACCCCAGGGGCCGTGCCTGGCTGGCTGCCATCAAGGCTGAACCGGCCTGATGTTTCATCATTCCGACAATATCGTCAACACCTTCGGCGTGCCGGTGCAGGGCGCATCGATCACGGTCAATACGGCCGCCGGCGTGCCGGCCACGCTGTATTCGGACAATGGCATCACGCAGACGGCCAACCCCTTGACGTCGGACGCGCAGGGTGTGTTCGGCTTCTATGCCGTCGGCGGCAGTTATTCGATGATCATTTCCGGGTTCGGCTTTGCGCAGTTGACGATTCCACTCGCGCTGGGTGCGACGACGGGTAATTTTTCCGACCAGGAGGTTCCTGCCGGTGCGGTCAATGGCAGCAATACCTTGTTCACACTGCAAAACGCGCCGAACCCGCCGGGCAGCGCCATCGGCATGATCCGCCAGGGTGGCCGTGGGGCTTTCCTGCCCTTGAACCAGCCTATCGATTTCACGGTGTCGGGCAACCAGGTGGTGATGGCGCAGGCGCCGACCGTGAATGCCAATCTGGCTTTTTCCTACAGGTTCTGATGAAAAAACTTCTTGGGCTTTTGCTGCTGGCTTGCATGGCTGCACAAGCGCAGCAACTCGATCTGATGGCCAATGTGCAGGGCATTCTGCCTATCGCCAATGGCGGCACGGGCAACAGCGCCGGCATGCCTACTGTGGGCACGCTGGGTTATGCCGATACGGGTTTCCTGGGTTCGCTCCAGGGTAACAGCAATGGCTACCTGCAGTTTGTGCTGCAGAATTCGAGTGCCGGCGCGCTGGCTTCGTCGGACTTCGTGGTGAACAATAACCTGTCGTCAGCGACTTCCTATTTCGGCGACTTCGGCATCAATTCTTCCGGCTTTGCCGGTGTGGGTTCGTTCAACCTGCCCAATGCGACCTATGTGTACAGCCAGAATGGCGACCTGGTGCTGGGCACGAATTCTGCCAATGCGCTGCACTTCGTGGTCAATGGCGGCACGAGCGATGCGGCGGCGATCAATGCGGCGGGTACGTTGTCCTTGTTTGGCCATGTGGTGGCGCCGGGCTTGCAGGCCAGCGGCACGGTCAGCAATGCGCTCTGTGCCGACAGTGCCGGCAATGTGATTTCTAACGCAGGCGGCAATTGCTATGCGTCGGCGCCTTATCCTCCGACCGGTGTGCCGGTGAGCGCGGGCTTGAGCTGGGGCACGAGTTTGTCCACCAGCGGCAGCGGCACGGTGTTGTGCCTGACCAATGGCTGCAGCTTGACTGCACCGAACCTGGGCACGCCGGCTGCTGCGGTGTTGACCAATGCCACGGGCTTGCCGCTGGCTTCCGGCGTGAGCGGCCTGCTGGGTGGCGCCAATGGCGGCACGGGTGTGAATAATGGCGCCAATACCATCAGCGTGGCCGGCAACCTGACGCATAGCGGGGCCTTTGCCACGACGATTGCTTCAACAGCGGCCACGTCCGTGACGCTGCCGACTTCGGGCACCTTGCTCGCCAGTGCCACGGCGCTGCCGGGCGCGGTGACGGGCACGCCTTCGGGCACGACCTATCTGCGTGGCGACGGCACCTGGAACGCGCCTGCCGTGATCCTGAATGGCTATATCAACGGCTGCGGCCTGGCCAACGATACGACGACGCCGAACACGGTGCTGGATGTGGCCGCCTGTGCCGCGACGGATTCGACCGGCACGGCAACCATAAGCGGCGGCGCCTGGAGCAAGACGATTTCGGGGACCTTCGTGGCCGGCACCGGGTCTGCCGGCATGGGCACGGGCCTCACTGTTGCTGCCTCGACCTGGTATCACGCGTTTGCGATTTTGTGCAGCGGCGCTTACGACGTGTATTTCGATACCTCGGTCGCGGCGGCGAACAAGCCGGCCTGTGCCGCGAAGTTCCGCTACGTCGGCAGCTTCAAGACCGATGCCAGCAGCCATATCCTGGCGTTTTACCAGTCCGGGCAGATGGTCAATTACGTGGCAGCGGTGCAGGATGTGAATGCCGGTGGCGCGGTGTCGGCCACGCTGACAACGTTGACGGTGCCGCCTGGCCTGGTGGTGTATCCACTGCTGCAGATCAATAGTGCAAACACCGGTGTGAAGGTGTGGTCGCCCGGCCTGGGTGTCTCGCCGACGCTGCAATACATCGACCCGCCCTATCCGACGCCGCAGCCGCCGACCTATGCCACCAATAGCGCCGCCCAGTTGTATTTCCTGGCCGCCTCGCCGGGCAACCTGAACGTCTGGACCACGGGTTACATCAACCCCCACCTGGCGGCGAACTTTTAGGGGATGACCATGACTTTGACGACGCAACGGTTTGCTTCCTTATTTGTCTGCTTGTTTGCACGCCTGTTTGCGCTGCTGCTTTCCCTGCTTGTGTGGTTTCTGTATACGCCGCTGGCGCAGGCGGTGTGCCCATGACGATCATTGTCAACGCCATCAACGGCAATGGCGGTTTCACCTTCCTGCAATTGGTGCAGCGCCTGCGTTCGGAAGCGGGGGTGTCGGGTGCCGACCCGGCAACCTGCCAGGGCCAGAACGGCGAATTGATGCGCCTGGTGCGCTGGATCAACGATGCCTGGCTCGATGTGCAAAACAAGCATTGGGACTGGTTTTTCCTGCGTTCGCAGTTTTCATTCCAGACCAATACGGCGGCGAACCAGCAGTTGTATACGCCGGCGCAGTGCGGCACCAATAATTTCGGCAACTGGAAGCGCGATTCGCTGCGCATCTACACCACGGCTTTGGGCTTTCCCAATGAGATGATCCTGCCGTTTGCGCCTTACGATGAATTCCGCAACCTTTACCTGTATGGCGCGAACCGCACGAACTACATGCGGCCGTCGCTGTATTCGATTGACCCGCAAAAGAATCTGGTGCTGGGCGGGCCGCCCGACCTGGTGGGTTACACCATCAATGGCGAGTATTACCAGGTGGCGACCTATCTGCAGAACGATACCGATATTCCCCTGTTGCCGCCGCAGTACCAGATGATCATCGTATGGAAGGCTTTGCAATGGTATGGCTTGTATGAAGGCGCGGAAGAAGCGGTGACGCGCGGCACGCAGGAATACAACAAGCTGATGCTGCTCTTGGAAAAGGACCAGATGGCGGCCATCGGTTTCGGGGAGCCGCTGGCATGACGGTGAAGGTGGAGCAGGAATTCTATCCGCTCGAGGGCGGGCTGGATTTGATGACGCCGGCCATTGCGCTGGACCCGGGGCGCTGTGTCGATGCACAGAATTACGAACCGCAGATCACCGGCGGCTATCGCCGCATCAATGGCTATGAGCGTTACGACGGGCATGCCTCGCCGTCTTCGGCCGGCTATGCCACCTTCCCGGTCGTGCTGACGGGGATGGTGAATGTGGGCGATACGCTGACCGGCGCCGTGAGCGGCGCGAGCTGCAAGGTGCTGCAGCTTGTGAGCACGCAGTTTCTGGTAGTGGGGCGCCTGACGGGCACGTTCCTGGCTGGCGAGAACTTGCTCGATGCGGCGCTGGCTGGCGCGGCGGTGGGCACGGTATTCCAGTTGCCGCAAGTCGGTGGCGCGACGCTGCCTTCGGACGATGCCAATTACACGCTCTTGGCGGCCAATGATTTTCGTGCGCAGATCGGCGCGGTGCCGGGTTCGGGCCCGGTGCGCGGTGTGCAGCTCTACGATAGTGCGAATTTGAACGGCAAGCTGTATGCCTTCCGCGACAACGCGGGCGCGACGGCAAGCCTGATGTATGTGGCAACGGCCTCGGGCTGGCAGCAGGTCAATTTCGGTTTCGAGCTGCAGTTGGCCACCTTGAACCATGCGGGCACGGTGACGATCAATAATGGCAATGGCAACCCGGCCACGGTGACCTGGACCGGGCACGGCATGGCCAATGGCCAGCCGGTGCAACTGTCGCTGGCCAGCGGCGCTACCCTGGCCTCGCCCTTTGCGGTGAATTTCACTTATTACGTTGTGGCGCGCGCGGCCAATACGTTCCAGTTGGCGACTTCATTGGGCGGCACGCCGGTGGCGACGACGAGCGCAAGCACGGGCACGATCACTTGCACGGCCATCGGCAACAATATCTTTGCCGGTGCGACCGTGACGGGCGTGACGTCCGGTGCGACGGCGACGGTGGGGGCGTCGCTCTTGCGCACGGGCTCGTGGACCGCGAACCTGGTGGGCAACCTGGTGCTGCCCGCCGTGACGGGCACGTTCAACGCGAACGAGGTGCTGACCGTGGGCGGGATCATGCTGGCCAATACGGCTTCAACCCAGAGCGCGATCACGCGGCTGCCGGGCGGGACCATGGAGTTCTGCAATATCAATTTCACCGGTTCGGCCACGGGTTACAAACTGTATGGCGTCGATGGGGTGAACCCGGCGTTCGAGTTTGACGGCACGAATTACGTGCCGCTGCACACGGGCTCGACGCCGGATACGCCGGCGCATGTGATCAATTTCAAGGAGATGCTGTTCCTGGCCATCGGCGGGAACCTGATGATTTCCGCGCTTGGCAATCCCTATAACTGGGATGTCATCAACGGCGCCGGCGATATCGGCGTGGGTGACTTGATCACGGCGTTCCAGCCGCAGGGCGGCACCTATATCACCGGTTCGACGATGGCGATCTTTTCGACCGGGCACATGTTCACGCTGTATGGGTCGTCGACGGCGAATTTCAACCTGATCACCTCGATCTGGGACATGGGTTTTTCTCCCTACACGACGCAGGTGGTCAGTAACGACACCTATGGCTGGACCTCGCGCGGTATCCAGACCATTATCACCACGCTGACCTATGGCGACTTTGATTACAACTCGATTTCGCACGAAGTCCAGCGCTTGATCAATGCCAAGCAGGGCTTGCAGATCGCTTCCACGGCCTTGCACCAGAAAGACCAGTACCGCGTGTATTTCAGCGATGGCACGGCGTTGGCGGTGGGCCTGACAGGCCAGAAGCCCAACGGGATCATGCCCCTGAATTACGGCTTGAACGTGCGCTGCATCTGCACCGGCACCAATGCGGCCGGACAGGAGTTGACGTTTTTCGGTTCCGATAATGGTTTTGTCTACCAGGACAATATCGGCACCAGCCAGGACGGCAATCCGATCACGGCATGGATACGCCTGGCCTTCAACCACAGCAAGTCGCCGCGCGTGCGCAAGCGTTACCGCCGGGCGATCTTCGAGGGTGTGGTGGAGGCTTATGCCCAGGTCAATTTTGCCTACGACCTGGGGTATGGCAACCCGGATGCCCAGCCCTCGGCACCGCTGGCCGACACGAGCGTGAGCGGTGCAGGCGGCTACTGGGACCAGTTCACCTGGGACACCTTCATGTGGGATTCGCAGATCATTGCGGCGCCGAATTTTGCCATCGAGGGGACCGAGAAGAATATTTCCTTCCTGATCTATTCGAGCTATGCGCAATTCCAGCCGCACACGATACAAGGTGTGACCCTGATTTATTCTTCACGACGCCTGGAGAGGTAAGATGTCGAATCCGTTTTATACGCCCACGGGCAACCCCGGCACGCAGGTGCGTGGCACCTCGGCGGCGATGCGTGCCGAGTTCGTGCTGATCCAGCAGGGCTTTGCCGCCGTGGCCAGCATCGGCGGGCTCAATTCGGGCCTGGATACGGGCCCGGTCAATGCGGTGGTGGTGACGCCGAACCCGGCGATGACGAGCTACCCGCAGTTTTCCAATATCACCTTCATTGCCGCCAATACCAATACGGGCGCGGTGACCATCAATGCCAGCGGCCTGGGCCCGATCCCTGTGGTGCGCCGTGATGGTTCGGCCTTGCTGGCTGGCGACATCCAGGCCGGGGGCTTGTATACGGTGACGATCTCGGCCACTGGCGCGACGGCGCAGTTGCAGGCCAATCCCTTGGCTGGGCAATTGACGGGGGCGGTCAATGGCACCTTGGGAGCTTCGGTCGCGGCGGCTCCCACGCTGGTGTTGAATGGGACGGCTGGGGCGACGGGGAATTATCTGCATGTGACGGGGGCTGCCACGATCAATGCGGTCACGCTGGCGCCGGGGCAGATGCGGCAGGTGGTGTTTGACAATAACCCGACCCTTGTCTATGGGACCAATCTGATTCTCCCCGGTGGCGCGAATATTACCGCGACGCCAGGCGATACGGCGACGTTCTATGGCGATGCCGGTGGGGTGGTGCGTTGTGTGTCTTATGTGTATATTGCGCCGGCTTCGACGGTGGTGGTGCCCAATGGGTATATCAACGGCTTCACGCTGACGTATAACTCGGTGAACACGCTCGGGATCGCGGCGGGGCAGGCGAAGGATTCAACCAACAATTACACGATCGCACCGGCAGCACTCAGCAAGACTACTGCCGCTTCCTGGTTTCCGGGCAATAACGGCGGGATGGGGACGGGGCTTTCCGTGACGGCTTCGACTTGGTATCACGTGTTTGCCATCATCAACGGCGGCAACCATGATGTGTATTTTGATACCTCATTGACTGCGGCGAACAAGCCGGCCGGGACGACTGCGTTTCGGTATATCGGGTCGATCAAGACGGATGCCAGTGGGCATATTTTGCCGTTTTATCAGGTTGGGCAGAGGTTTTCTTGGGTGACGCCGCCTAGCGATTTGAATAATTACACTGGAAATTCTATTGGGACCGTTACCTTGAGTACGCCACCGGGCATAGTTACGCATCCAATTTTGACCATTGCTGGTGGTGCATCTGATAACAATACTTATACATTTGGGGTGAAATCTGGTCTCACGGGCGTTATCGATGGCACGGTAGTCAGCGTAGGGACGGTGTTCTACGGAAGTGCGCAAATCCAAACATCAACTAATACGAGCAGCCAGGTTAGCTATCAGACGGCCAACAACAATGGAGGGTCGAGCATCATCACTCTCGCCTACATCAACCCCAAAGTAGCACCAAACAACTAAGGAAAACCCGTGGCAGCTACAGGAATCATCAGCGGCGCAATGCAGGCCAAGCCTGACCCGAATGTGCCGCAGTCCGGGCAGGATGTATCGGCTTCGGCCATCGGGGCGGCCACGCCGGCACCGGCGCCCTTGGGTTCGCCCAGCCAGAGCAGCATGATGGCGCAGGCGCCCTCGACGTCGGGCGCGGCGTCGCAGGCCGATGCGGGTGGGGCGCAAAGCTATTTGACGCAATTGAATGCAGCGGCATCTTCGCCTGCGCCGGCGCCCAACCCCGCGCCTGTGCCTGCACCTGCGCCCACGCCGACACCCACTCCGGCACCTTATACGCAGGCAGACACCAGCGCGGCACCGGCACCGTCCGGGATTATCGCGGCGGCGCGCGAGCAGACCCGTGTTGTCCAACCACCGACACCCGCACCCACGCCCACGCCCACGCCGACACCAACGCCGACACCCGCACCAACACCAGGCCCCACAGCCATCTCTCCGCTCCTGACCCAGCCTGCCGATTACTCCCAACCCGAATCGCAGGCAGAGATCGATGCCTACAACCAGCTTGCCGCGCAAGCCGCAAAAACCGGCGACTACAGCGGGCTCGATTCGATCGGCATGAACGACGAGCGCAATATCTTCGGCGCTACCTTCGCGCCTGGAGACAAGGCGAATCCGACCTACATCAGCGCGCAGATGAACGGCAAGAGCACCGCCGGCATCCCGCAATGGCTGACGCCGCAGCAGGTGGCCTCAGGCATCGATTCGCTGGGGGCGAGCCAGGGGCCGGTGGTGCGGCAAAAGGAGACGCAACAGACCGGTCAATCGCCTTCCATGAAGTCCGCGCAGATCGGCGCACCGCTACCCAACCAGATGAGCACCCAGATGACCAGCGGCAGCCAACTGGCCACGGCGGCCGACATCAATGCCGACTTCGGCAAGGACTTCGGGCGCCCGGCCGACACCACCGGCCTGCAGTTCTACCAGCAAGCCCTGGCGGCGCACCCCGACATGACGGCCGACGAGTTGAATGCCGCCATCCTCCAGGGTGCGCAGTCGCAAGATCAACTGGCGGCTGCCTCCTTGAATGGCAATGGTTCGGTGACCGCTAATTGGACCAACCCGTTGCTCAATCCGGCCGATGTAAAGTCGGCCACCACCCACCCCGATGGCCAGGATGTGTGGGATGCCGCAACGAACTCCTGGACCGTGCCGGCCGGCGCCAGCCTGAGCAGCGCCGGCGCCTCGACCTACACGCCCTATGTCCTGGGCAATCCGACCCAGGTCAACGTGAATGCGCCGCAAACCGTGGCCGGGCAATTGGCCAACATCGACAACCCCAACAGCCCACTGGTGCAGGCCGCGCGCACGCAGGCGCTGCAGCAGGCCAATGCGTCGGGATTGTTGAACAGCACCATGGCGATTACGGCAGGCGACACGGCCGCCTACAACGCCTCGCTGCCGGTGGCCGAACAGGATGCCACGACCTACAACAACGACGCCGTGACCAATGCCTCGGCCGACAACCAGTTTGCGGTCGACAACCAGAATGCCATCAACGCGGCCAGCCAGTTCAATGCCAATGCACAGAACACCCTGAACGGGCAGAAGATGACGCAAGCCATGAGTGCGGCAAATACGGCCGAAGACGCGGGCAAGACCTACTCAAGCTGGATCAGCACGATTCAAAATTCCACGATGGATGCCGGCGCAAAGAACGATGCGGAAGTGCAGGCATACAACATCTATTTGCAGCAGATGAAGACGCTGTCGGCTGCCGGGTTGCCTGATGTGTCTGGTCTGCTGCAATTCACCGGTGTTGATCCGAACACCGGATTGCCTGACTACCGCGACCCGACCACCGGTTTCTACAGTTCCACCTCGAACGCGCCGGCCGCCGCTCCCACACCCACGCCGTCGCCAACACCAACCCCCACGCCGGGCCCCACGAACAACCCGCATCAATAAACCATGCCCATCATCGAACAACCATCGGCGGAAATCGAGGCGCGCCGAGGCCGGATCATGGCCCTCGAAAAGATCATGCTCGACCTGCCGCAGGTCGACATCCCCATTACGCACCATTTCTGCGACGGCATGTATGCGCGCGTCGCCTTCATCAAAAAGGGCACCCTGATGACCGGCGCCATCCACCGCCAGGCCAGCCTGCAGATCATGGTGTCGGGCAAGGTCAGCGTGGCGACCGACCGCGACGCCGCGCAGGAATTGAGTGGCTTCCACATCATGGTATCGCCACCGGGCACCAAGCGCGCTGGCGTTGCGCTGGAAGACACCATCTGGGTCACCATCCTCAAAACCGACGAGACTGACCCGGAGCAGATCGTCGCGAAGCTCACCACCAACGATTATGCGGAACTTGAAGAACTGGAGACACCATAATGGCAGTATTTGTTAGTGCAATTGTCGTGGCGGTCGACGTCGGCACGGTGGCGGCGGTGGCCACCGCCGTTGCCGAAACCGGCATTGCCTTGAACGTGGTGGGGCACCTCACCGGCAGCCAGACGCTGGAAAAAATCGGCGGTGTCATGTCGATGGCCGGCGGCGTGGTCGGCCTGGCGGCGGGCGCGTTTTCCATGGCGGCCGGCGAATCGACGGCGCTGGACCTGGGCGGTGGCGGGGTCGATACTGCAAGCAACAGCGTCGCCGACTTCAACGACGCCACCAACACCCTGACCAATGCCGACGGCTCCGTCACCAGCGCCGGCTCGCAACTGCCGGCGGCCAATGCAGTCGATACAGGGGCCAACGTCGGCGCTGATGCCGGTGCCAACGCAGGTACGAATATTGGCACCAACGTTGGCACCAACGTCGGCACCAACGTCGGCACCAACGCCGGCGACCTCTCCGGCACGGCCGATGGTGCGGCCAACGGCGCAATCAATGGCGCCGACCCCACGCTGACCAACCCGTCGTCAATCACGCAAACCCCGCTCGACAGCAGCGGCAATGCACTGAACCCGACCGGTTCCACCGCCAACCCATTGTCGGGCAACGCCACATCGACCGGCCTCAATCCAACCGGTTCGAGCAACCTCACCAACGGCAATGTTGACCCCTTGAACACCGGCGCCAACAACCCGGTGGGCAATACGGCGAATGCGCCGAACAGCTCGGCGTCGTCATTCCAGGGTGGGCCTACGACCTCCAACGCATCCACCACCCTGAATGCGAACGGCGGCAATTCGGCCTTCCAGCTCAACAACGAATCGACCTCGACCATGCTGGGGCAAAACGCCAACACTACGGCACCGGGGACCCTGGTTGCGGGGCAGTCTGCGCCGGTGTCGCCGGGCTCGGGCGACTTCAACGACGCCACCGGCACCTATACCTCGCCTTCCGGCAACACCATCACCACAGGGCAAAATGCGGAGCAGGTTACCGATGCGGCCAACCAGGCCAGCCGCGGTGCCGACTTCAATGACGCCACGGGCACCTACACCTCGCCTTCCGGCAACACGATCACCGTCGGACAAAATGCCGAACAGGTCACCGATGCGGCCAATCAGGCTAACTCGCCCTCCGGCAAAAACATGCTCGACGGCGTCACCAACTGGGTCAAGAACAACCAGACCTTAAGCGGCCAACTGGCTTCGGGCGCCATGCAAGCGATGAGCAACGTCTATGCCACGCGCAAGAACAATGCCACCGCCGCCAACCAACTGGCGCTACAGCAGCAAATCCAGGCCAACAAAAGCGCGCAGGTGGCGCAACAGGCACCCAGCGGCATCATCAGCGGCGCACGCAAGAAAGGAAACCCATGATAGGTTCGACCAACAACACCCTGCTGCAACAGACCGAGCAGCAGATCGGCGCCAACATCAAGCCGCAGATGCGCCAGGCCTTCGCCCAGGCCGCGCATGCCGCCGCCGTGCTGTTCTATTCGCCGGCGGTGCAACAGCGCATCATGGCCAAACTGGGCTCAACACCTGACCCCATCGACAACGCGGCCCTGGGCGCAGCCAACCTGACCGGCGTGCTGATCAAGCAATCGCAAGGGCGCATGCCGACCCAGCTCGCCGTGCCCGTGGCCAATGTGCTGTTGTGCGAAATTCTGGATTTCCTGGAAAAGACCGGGCGTGTGCAAGTCACTCCAGCCGTGTTGGCGCAGGCGGCGCACCGCCTGGGCGGCTACGTGCTGCGCATGCTGGGCGCCCAACAGAACCAGGTGCATCAAGTGCTGGCGCATGGCATGGCGCAGGCGCACAAAGTGCAGCAGGGCAGGCAGCCGCATCAGAGCATGCCGGCACAGACAGCATCAGGTCAGGCCGCTTCGCGCGGTATTGTGCGCAGCGCCATGCAGGGAGGCCAGTGATGGATACCACCAGTCTCATCGGCAGTGGCATCATCAACGGTGCGCGCATGGGCTCGGCTTCGGCTTGGTTTCCGCCGGCCGATGATCAGCAGGCGCAGGGCAACGATACGCTCGCCATGGGCCCTGGCACAGCCGGCCTCGAAGCGCAAAAAAATGCCGCCATCCTGGCCGCAACCCAAGGATTGCAAATGGCTGGGCAGGGCGGCACTTACGGCAACATGGCCCCAGCGCAAGCCGGCAATGACGCATCTGCAGCGCCCGCTGGCGCAGCGCTAGGCATAACGGCACCGCCGGCGGCCGACCCCTATGACGTCGCCATGCTCGCCGCAGCCGGCGTCAAGCCCGACGATGCCGCCCCCAACCTGCCCATGACAACCAGAGTCCAAGCCATGCTGGAAGGGACACCGCTCATTGAAATCGATGGACAGCGACCAGGCGCCGCCGGAGATGACGCGGTGCCGGCAGCCGGTACGCCGCAGCAGGTGCAGGCACTGAAATCGGCCCAGGACAGCGCGATGGCCAATCCGGCCTTCCAGTACGACGGCTCGGACACCCACTGCAGCGAAGGCACCTACGCCGTGGCCCGGGCTGTTGGCGCAAACACGGCGCCGCTGGGGACGGGCGGGACCTTCTATAACGCTACTACCCAGGCGGCAAAGCTCGCCCAGGCCGCCGCCACGCCCGGCACCGGCTGGCAGCAGATCGGTGTGGGCGACGCACAAAACAAGGCCAATGAAGGCAAGCTGGTCGTCATGGCGTGGGGTAACGCGAATGGTCACGGCCATACCGTTACCGTCCGGCCCGACACCGGCAATGCGCAAGCCGCAAGCAATCCGACCGTGGCAAACATCAGCACGCAAAACGCCGTCATTCGTTATCACGGTGCGTTCGGCGGAGACAAGCGGCCGCAGGTGAAGGTTTATGTGTACGACCCGCCGTCGCCGTGAGTACGCCCCGCGGCCGGCCCGAGTGATGCGGCAGCGCACCGGGACGGAGCTGCGCCGGGCATGTGGGCCAACGCAGCACTCTTCCCATATCGACGCCCTTCGTACAGATGGCGCGAAACAGGAAATGCCTATTGAAGATCGTACGTTCGACGATGGCTTGAGGGGTGGCCGGTGATGGACGCGGGCGTGGCACAGGGCATCATCAACGGCGCGCGCCTTGGCGCCAGCCTTGCGGTCGATCTCCCGCAAGATGACGATACAGCGCCGGCTGCACAAACGCCGCAAACGCAAGATGACGGCGCGGTGAACCTGGCAGCCTTGAATGCCGCCCTCGCCGTGCAAAAGCAGGCTTCGATTTCAGCCAACGCCCGACGCTTGAGCTGGGATGGGCAGAATGGCGACGTTGGCGCTGCGGCGCAGTGGCTGGCGCAAACGGGCAATGCGATTGCGCCAGCCACCACATCAGCAAGGGTGGGACCCGAAGCGCCAATCTCCGTGCCGGATGCCGTGTTGGCTGACAACGGGGAACAGTCACCAGGTGCGACCGGAGCGGACGACAACCCGCCATGGGACAAGCTGGCCTTGCATTGCTCCCTCGATGCGATGCCCGACGTGGCGGACGACCCCTCTCTGCTGGCGTCAAACGCAGGCGGCGCGATAGGCGGGCCGCAGCAGGCGCAGCCGTGGGCGGTCGGGTCGCACTGGGTACTCGACAGGACGATGGCGGACGGATCGAAAGTATGGGGCACGGATGATGGCAGCGGGCAGATCCTGCTTGAACAGGCTTCACGCAAGAGCGGCGGACTGCCCGACATTGCGGGCTACAAACCTGGTACGTCGTCGGTCACTTCGAGTTCGGGCAAGCGATTCACCTATTACGACCCGGTCAAACAGGATGTTCCTGACGATGCCGCCAAGGTTGCAACTGACCTGGGCACCGTCTCGGCCGGTGGAACATCGCCGGCGGCGCCCAATTCCGCCACAGCCTTGTTCCCCTCGGCAGGTCGCGACACGTTAGCCGGTCCTCTGGTCATGGGCGCAGTGCCGCCGCCGCAAACTTACGAGCAACGGCTTGCCACCTACAATGCCCTGCGAAAAGACCCGGATGCCGACGGCAGCATGCTCTTGCAAATGAGAAAAAATCTCATGGATGAAGAAGCGCAGCGGGGAGAAAAAGGATTTTGGGATGGCTTGACGCCGGCCGAACAGCGGGCTGCAGACAACCAGGTCGAACAGGCAAAAAAACAGGAAGTCCGTTGGCGGTCGCTGGAAAATCCGGGCTATGGCGGTTACGCAAGTTTGACGCAATGGATCAATCCCAACGCCACTGCAGCCCAGTTGGATCAGGCTGGCCAGTTTGGCAGCGGGCTGTTCGACCTCGCCGGTGCCAGAACAGTGCCCTGGTCCAGCGGGCGGGGTTTGGGAACTGCAGCGCTCCCTGCTGCAGAGGACGGGGAGGGCAATGCGCATCCCAATATCAGTCGCAATGATCTTGGCCCCTTGCTTGGCAGTGGCGGCAACAAGGATGTCTACGCCTATGGCGACAACCAGGCGGTTGGTGTTTTGCGCAACGGAAAGAAACCAGACAAGATTTCCGGAGAAATCAATATGCTCGGTCAACTGCAGGAAGCCGGTATTCCAACCGTCAATCCTCGCGCGATCAACGTGGACGGCAAGCCAGGCATGATAATGGACCAGTTTGCGCAAGGGTCGAAAGACGTTGTGAAGTATTCGGACGGAAAGGTTCGGGTTGTCGGTAACTCGGCGCTTCTCAATCAGAGGAGTATTGCAGATCTACAGAGCATTCGAGCTACAATGGTGAATAAGAAAATATGCATCAACGATTTGCAATTCCTGATCGGCGCCGACGGCCGCATGGTAGTTGCAGATCCCCTGGATGTGGACTTCGGTACCGAACCATCGAAGAAAAATTTGCGAATGATCGACCTGTTGATACAGTCAGCGCAAAAGAATGGAGCTTCCAATTGAACGAAATCGAACTGCCATCGCATATACCAACGGAATCAGTTGACCTCCTGCACGCTTGCCTGGGCAAGCGGATATTGCGTCTTGTCCGCCATAGCTGGTGGCCCGCAGAACAGGTTGCCGGCCAATGCAACATCCGTGATGAGCAGGCTTTTTCTTTGACGGCAGGGCCCTTGGCAATCTATTTTGAGGATGGCACTATTCTGGGCCTGGCAAGCGAACCTCCTCTTGTCAGCGTGGTTGTGTGGGACGAAGCCGAGCGCAAAGCGGGCCGGCACCCTTACACAATGGATCAAGATGAAGAGCTATTCCCCATTACCGACTCCGGCAGATTTGCCGGCGCCGGCTGGCAGCAATTCGCCGGTCAGATTCTCAAAGAGATCATTGTGCTCGAACGAGCGCCGAAAAACGCCAAGGAAGAATCAAGGCCAAGGGAAGCCGGGTTGCGCTTCCGCTGCGAGAATGGACGCAGCTTTGTGGCGTCACATGGATTGCACGACGGCTCGGATGATTTTTCTGTTCTGGAAGAATCGCAGCTGGGCAAGGCCGCATTGAAACCGATCTTGACGCTGTCGGCCTGACGAAACTCGCGGAATCCGGCATCTGCTTCATGCCGTAACAAATGATAGAAAACCTGAACGACCTTAAGAATTACACGGATGCCCGAGCCAGGCGGACGCCAGGTATAGCCGCGCACGTCGAGCTCCATGAACCGGGGATCGGCGCCGATGCGCTTTCGCGTTTGTCGGCACTGAATCTGCCGCCGGTCTATGAGCGCTGCCTGAGAACATTCAATCTGTTCGGCATAAGCCTGGGGTACTTCTCGCTGTGGCCTGATTCAATCCGATCCGGCAACATGTCCGAGGCGCTGCTGCAGGCGGCAGCCGGCAACTTCCGTGGTGCGCACGAAGCCACACATGCCGGCCTGTTGATTGTCGCGCAAGAAGAGTCGAACCTGGTTTGCGTAGCCCGCTCCAATGACATCAAGCCCGATACGGTCACTCTGCTTGATGTGATGCGCTCCCCCACGGTCGAGCGGCATTGCATTGCGACGGATTTTGAAAAATTTCTTCTGCTTGCGGGAAATCTTAATGACATCGGGCTCAGATACGAAGAAGATGCCAGCCAGGGAATGGACCAGATGGATCAATGCTGTCGGTACTTCGGCTGCACGACCGAGCAGAGCGCGTACTGGTTGTCCAAGGCGGAAGAGCTGCTGTTGTAGGTCGGTCCAAAAGAATGGAGCCTCAATTGAACATAACCGAACCGCCATCGAACATACCAACGAAATCAATCGACCTGTTGCGCACTTGCCTTGGCAAGCGGATATTGCGTCTTGTCCGCTATAGCTGGTGGCCTGCAGAGCAGGTTGCCAGCCATGGCGATACGCGCGACGATCAGGCTTTCTCCCTGACGGCCGGGCCACTGGCAATCTGCTTTGAGGGTGGCGCCATTCTTGGCCTGGGGAGCGATTCCCCTCTGGTCAGCGTAGTGGTGTGGGACGAAGCGTCGATGAAGAAACATGATGAATCGTCCGCCATGGATCAGGATGAAGAGCTATTCCCGATTGCCGACTCCGGCCGATTTGCCGGCGCCGGCTGGCAGCACTTCGCCGGTCAGGTTCTCAAAGAGGTCATTGTCCTTGAACGGGCGCCGAAAAACGCCAAGGAAGAATCCCGGTCAAGGGAAACCGGGCTGCGCTTCCGCTGCGAGGATGGAAGCAGCTTTGTGGCCTCACATGGATTGCACGACGGCTCGGATGATTTTTCTGTCCTGGAAGAGTCGCAGTTGGGCAACGCTGTATTGAAACCGATCTTGACGCTGTCGGCATGATGAACCTGGCAGTATCTGACTTCTGCGATATCAAGGCAATATCTGCCTGGATGCCGCACCGTATTGAGCTACTGGCGAAATCAGATTGATCAAGATTACTTCAACCGATCCATTGCGAGTGAAAATGACGTCAAGACGCTTTTGTATATCTCTGGTCGTGGCAAGTAGCCTCCTGCCATGGAACGTGTCACATGCCTTGTCCCAGCATAATTACCTGAACATATTCCTGTCGAACGAGACAAAACGGGATCTGAGGTTTTGCCTGGACAACCGCTCTTATTGCGAAACGGTGAAGGCCGGAAAAAGCATCAGCACCTTTGGCACCGATGCCACCGAGTCCGACCGAAAACTGGAGGAGTGGCTGGGCCACTTGCAGCTCGAGGTCTGCGGCAAGACACTGCCGTTGCAGCAGCTTCGGCCCGTATCCGCGTTCGACAAGGCCGATGACGGAACCGACGTGACCTATAACGCCAAATTGACCGAGCGGGACCTCGCGCCCGCATGCGGCGGCAAGTCGGGATGAATTGCTGGCCCGCGGTACGCGAATCAACATCAAAGCCGGCGCCGGCATTTACCCGCGCCGGCTTTTTTACGTCTGTTGCAAGAGGTGGCGGCGCGAAGCTTTAACCTGGCCAAGCCCAATTCGCAAACGGCTGCGGCCGGCGTTACTACTCCAAACATAAAGGCAGAAACATGGCAGGACAGCTTCTCATGGCCTGGTTCGAACGAACCCGGCAGGGCCGGCACGCGCGCGCCGCACACGCGAGTTGGAGCCGCATCTGATGGACGCCGGCATCATCAACGGCGCACGCCAAGGTTTCATCCCCACCTTGGATGATCCGCAAGCCCCCGAACAGGCGCCGCCGCAGGGTGAAGACACCGCCGCTCTGGCTGGGTTGACCGCCACCCTGGCGGCGCAAAAGAACGCCGCCGTGCTGGCAGCGGTGCAAAGCCTGAAAACGGATGGGCAGACCGGCCCGGGCAGCACCGACGCGCAAACGGCAGCAGGCAATGCCGCCGCAAGCGTGCCCGCCTTCAGCCTGACGGCGCCGCCGCAGATGCCTTTGTCGGGAACGGGGCCAGACCCGGCGCCTGCAACTGCGACGCCGGCAGTAACCGACCCCGGCGCGGGCACCGGCAGCGGCTTCAATGACCTCGGCGACACCGACCCGGCAAGCCAGACCACGTCCGGCCAGGCCGATGGCAACACCGATGCCTATAATGATGCCAATGCGAACAGCAACGGCACCGGCAACCCACCGGCCGGCAGCGACGTGAAACCTCTGCACCCCATCAACAACATCGCCGACAAAACCATCCTCAACGGGCGCGCCGACCCGGTCGACTACGCCACGGCAAGCGTTGACCGCGACAACAAGGTCATCAACGTCGCCGTCAAGGTCAACTATGAAAAAACCTTCATCCTCAACCCCATGGCCTCGCGCGTGTCCGACGGGGAATACCAGCGCCTGGTCAACCTGGCCGACGCCGGCATGGAAAAATACTGGAGCCGCACGGTCACTCTGGACGGCCAGCAATGGCAAGTCCATGTGACCGCCGTCAACGACAAGGATGGCATGCCCATCACCGTGGCCCATCCGGGATGGAAAATCTTCGGTGACTTGAGCGACAGGTCCTACAATGCCTGGCCGCTCCATGAAGGCACGATTTACTATCTGCCCGAACTGAAGAAAAACAGTGACCCGGATTTCTCGTTGAACGCAGCCCACGAAATTGGCCACAGTTTCCTGACCGACGCATTTGGCATCCCCTGGTCCTGGGGCCATGAAAATACCTCGTCGATTCTTGGCGGCATGCACTCGGATGCCGCCCCCTATCCAACTACCGGAGAAATCGGTTTGATGCCATACTATGGAGGGCTCCCTTCCAGTTACCAGGATCTTTTCGACCGATCGATCGCGAGTGAAAATGACGTCAAAACGCTTTTGTATATTGCTGGCCGCCGCAACTAGCCTGTTGGCGTGGGATATTTCCCATGCGACGTCGCACACGTTTTATCTGAACATCTCCATATCCAACGCTACCGGCAAGGAGCTGGCGTTTTGTCTCAAGGGCAGGGCGTATTGCGAAACGGTGAAACCGGGGAACGCCCTTTCCACAGGGGGGCACGATACAAATGAATCGGAAAAGACGCTGGAAAATTGGGTAGCCGGCTGGCAGCTCGAAGTCTGCGGCAAGAAACTTTCGCTCGGCACACTGCAGGCAATGCATGCCTTTAACAAGGTGGCCGACGGCAAATATCTGACCTATGATACAAAAATAACGGACCAGGACATCGCACCCTTGTGCGGAGGCTCCACTGAATGACGTGGATAGCTCGCCTGGCAGAAGGTGTATTTAAGAGAGTCAATATGACTTCAAAACGCTTCACCCTGTTGCTGGTCTTCACGTTCAGCCTCTTGCCGTGGCATGTTTCCCATGCCATGTCGCAGATGTATCGTATGCGCATGCACATAATCAATTCGTCGAACAAGACCCTGACAGTTTGTCCGAAGGGGCCAGGCAATTGTGCCGTGGTAAAACCCGGGGATAACTTCTCCTCGGCCTACCCCGACGACGATGAACCAGAAAAGAAGCTGGCAGCCTGGGTGGCAGACTTCCAGCTCGAAGTCTGCGGCAAGAAAGTGTCGCTCGATGCGCTGCCGGTATTGCGTGCATTCAAGAAGCTCGAAGGTGGGACATTCACGAGCTATGCTGCAGACATCACGGATCAGGACATTGCTCCCCTGTGTGAAGGCGCTACCGAGTGAGCGTTGTCGGCGGCATCGTGCTGACGCACCGAGCCCGCCGGCCAATCCGCCTGCAACCGCAATAGCGTATCGGCCAACCCCTGATCGGGCTTGGCCATTCATTTCGTAGCACCCCGTAGCACCCATCAGGCAGTACCCATCCCCAACCCGCTCCGTGCGGGTTTTTGTTTTTGTAAAGGCATCAACGCAAAATGGAAAACGACCTCATTCATTGGCTGGTTGAACTAGGCGTCGGCGGCTTCGCTGCCGTGCTGTGGTGGATCTTCCGCGGCGTGGCCGCGAAGGTGCAGGACACGCAGGAAGACTTGAACGCCTTCAAGCTCGAAGTCGTGCGCGACTATGCCCGCAAGGACGACATCCGCGACGCCGTGATCCAGGTCGGCAAGTCTGTCGAGCGCCTGGAACACAACATGGAACGCTTCTTCGACCTGCTCGACCGCAAGGCAGACAAGCCATGAACCCACTCAAGCCAAAAATGACGCCGGGAGAATTTTTCCCCTACGTGCTCCCGGCAGCACAAAAGACCCAGGCCGAAAGCGGCATCCCGGCCAGCTTCACCATGGCCCAGGCCGCAGTGGAAAGCGCCTGGAACGGTTCGGGCCTGTCGCAGCAGAACTACAACTTCTTCGGCATCAAGGCCATCGGCGGCTGGACCGGCCCAACCCAGACCTGGCCCACACGCGAATTCCTGCAGGGGCATTACGTCACCATCGAGGCACCGTTTCGCAAGTACGCTTCCATGGAAGAAGGCTTTGCCGACCATGCGGCGTTTTTGACCGGTAATGCGCGTTACCGGGGCGCGTTTTTGCATACTGGGGATAGTGTGGCTTTTGCGCAGGCTGTGCAGGCTGCTGGGTATGCTACTGATCCGCATTATGCGGAGGTGATTGTTTCGATCATTGGGGCGCATGATCTGGCGCGGTTCGATGTGACGTCGGGAGGTTGAGCGGTGCTCACTCGGGTCGTTTTTCTTGGCGCGGTTCGCTAACAGCGGTATCGAATTTGTAGGTCGGAAAAGCGCAGCGTGCGACGCCCGGCGCTTCCGACGTATACGTTTGTTCAATCGCTTCGCGTTATTGTTAGCCGAGGCATAACCTCCCTCGCCGGGGGCGGCCCGGCTAGGGAGGTTGTGCCTTGGCTCAGATCAACGCGCAGCGATTGGACGGCATTGGGCTTGAAGCTCATACGTCGTGCGCTCATGCGTCGGAAGCGCCAGGCGTCGCACGCTGCGCTTTTCTGCCCTACAAAACCGTCACCTAAGTAGGTGTACACAAACAGCAATTCCGCCCAATCGGGCAAACACCTAGCACCGCCAACCGGCGGTTTTTTTCAACCTCCAAAAGGAACCCAAAGAAATGACCACCATCTCCATCACCCTCGCCTTCACCACCCAACCCTACGCCCCCGGCACCACCACCACCGGCACCCAGATCACACTCAACGCTCCAGCCGGCGTGCCGGCCGTCCCCGCGCAAACCATCGCCCCGGGCCAGACCAGCGTCAGCTTCGATGCCGTGCCACCGGGCGCAGGCTACACCGCTTCGGCGCAACTGCTCGATGGCAGCGGCGCGCCGCTCGGCGTGGCTGCCACCTCCGTGCCCTTCGACGTGCCGGCGCCCAACGTCGATATCCCGACCCCATCGGTCATCACGGTCACGGTGGCGGCGTGATCCTGCGCCTGCTCTGCTGGTGTGTGCGGTGGTGCAGGCGCCACCACGACACACGGGCCCATCTGGCCACCCCCGCCGCATTCCACATCCACATCAAGAGGTGACCCC